AATGAACCAACTTGTACAAGCAATTAACAATAAAATTAATCATAGTAATGGTTTTAATAATAATTATGAGTCAGAAATAAAAAGATGGATAAGAGATACTTTAGATTTAAATAAAAACGTAGAGTTATTTAAAAATGGAGATCAAGTTCATATATCAGATAGCCGATCTGGTTTACGTTTTAATATGTCAGGTTATGACTCAAAGAATGCAGGGGATTGTCACAAGTACAATCAGTACATTATAAGTTTATTCTCAGATTTAGACTTAGCTAGAAACATGAAAATCATGTACTTAGATTTCTACAAAGGTATTGGTACATTTCAGTACATATATTGGAATGATGATACGCTTCAAGAAGTATCATTGGCTGGAGCCACTACTACTGAAATCATTTATAACATTATCAAAATTTGTATTATTGACAACCCTACAAGCAGACGTAGAGAAAGTGAATCACTATATGCAAGTAACAACTAACACAAATCAGTAGCTTTGAATTCACCTTCGGTTACTTTCTCAATCTGTATGGCGCGAGCAGGGGGTACTATGCCGTTAATTATCCAACAGCTAACTGATGCGCGTGTGACACCGAGTGCCCGTGCCATAGCAGATTGATTACCGAAGTAGGCGACCACCGCATCGATTAATGTTTTTTCAGTCATTACTATTTATCCTTGTTATTCTTAGTTAGTTAAGCTATGATTGACATTCTACTATAATGCAACTAAAAGGCAACAACACATGGCACGTACAATAATAAGCAAATACCTTGATCGTAGTTTAATCCGCAAGTTATGCTTAAGTGGTACTCATCTTGATACAGTATTAGACGAGTTAAACAAGTTAAAAACTGAGATGCTCATTGAGCATCAAAAATGTACAGCAGGGGCTAATCAAATACATATTAGGATTAGAATTCGACAAGGTGATGGTACTAGAAGTACTGACGATCAAGATTGTTCATTGGCAAGTTTCTCATCACCTATTAAATCGGCTGACATAGAAGAAGTCACAGACTGGTATGCAATAATTGAATTGTATTCAATATGTCATATGGAAGGTGAAGACAACTGTATAAGCTTAAAAGAAATAATTGAAATGGGTAGATTATGAAAACTTTTAAAAACCCAGACGTGGTGCGCAGTGCCGCTCCAATTATTGAACTATCACTTGAAGAACGAGTGCTATATTTAGAAAAAGAATTAAGAAAAACAATTATTGAACTTGAAATACTTAAATTAAAATTAGCTGGAGAACTATAATGAAATTAGAAGACATGACAAACCAAGAAATCGCAAACTTCTTGCGAGTAATCTCAATCAATGGACTAGTCAGAACCTTTCCTTTTACCAATGAGGTCATCGATCTCATTGCTGATCGCCTTGACGACTTAACTACTCAGCACCCTGCGCAAACAACAACACCTGTAGTAGAAGTTACACCAGAAGCACAAGCGTATGTTGAAGCTAAAGAAGACCCAGTCCCTGAGCAACCAGCTGTAGCACAAACACAAACCATCAACAGACAAGAGCTTAAAGACTTATGCATGTCACTTGTGCGTGCTAACTCAGACATGAAGCCAATTATTAAAAACATCATCAGCGGGTATGGTGCAACAACTATTGATAAAGTCGTTGAAGCTGATCTTCCTGCACTTAAAGACAAGTTGGAGTCACTCTAATGGCTGCCCATGCCGAGCTTTCCGCAAGTGGCAGTGCGACATGGCTCAACTGCGCAGGTTCAGTTGAAGCTCAACGTCAGTATAAACGTAGCAGTTCTCGTTTTGCTGATGAAGGTACCGCTGCGCACTCTTTAGCTGAGATATGTTTAACGAAAGAGGTGTCACCATTTACCTATGAGAACATCTTAGATCCAGAAACAGGTATCACCATCACACACGAGATGTGCCTGCATGTGCAAACTTACTTAGACTACATAGCTGAGTTTTCTGGTGAGAAGTTCTTTGAGCAAAAAGTAAACTACTCTGACTATGCACCTGACGGTTTTGGTACAGCTGACTGCATCGTCATTGACGGTGATACCTTGCACATCATTGATCTCAAGTACGGTAAAGGTATCAAAGTGTACGCTGATAGCACACAGCTATCTATCTATGCGTTAGGTGCTGTGCATGAGTTTGGTTTTATCTATGATATTAAGACAATCAAAAAGCATATCGTGCAACCGCGTCTTGATAACATTGATATGCACGAGATGAGTATTGATGAGCTGTATCAGTTCGGTGAAGAGGTAAAAGAAAAAGCCAAACTGGCTATGCTACCAGGTGCACCGCGCACACCTGGTGAGAAGCAGTGCCAATGGTGTAGTCATAAAGCACGATGCCCTGAGCTACTTAAGATGACGCAAGATACGCTGCTAGGTGACTTCGATGATCTAGCTCAAGTCAACACCTTATCTGATGAGCAACTATCTAATGCGCTCAGCAATGCAACACTCATCAAGTCATGGCTCTCTGCTGTAGAAGATACAGTCAGAGCTAAGATTGAGAACGGTGAAAAGTTTGATGGCTTTAAGATAGTTGAAGGTCGTAGTAGTCGCGAATGGGCTGACCAGTCTATTGCTGAAGCTGTGCTCTCTAAAGACTATGCTAACTACGAGCTATACGAAACATCGTTCATCTCTGTAGCTAAAGCTGAGAAGTTAGTAGGTAAGAAGAACATGGACGAGCTTAACGACATCATCATTAAAAAGTCTGGTAAACCTACACTCGTCCCTGCTTCAGACAAACGCCCTGCACTGGGTATCTGCGCAAATGACTTTGATTAAAAAATAAAAGTTGACACCTTAAAAGTGTCAGCGTACAATTGACATCGGCAACTTAGCCACAACAACTTAAATTAAAAGGATACAATCATGAGCACTAAATTAAAATTACAAAATGTACGTTTGTCTTTTCCAGCTATCTTTAAAAAAGCTGTCTTCAATGGTGTTGAAACCAAATATGAAGCCACGTTTTTGATGCCTAAAGGTTCGGCACAGCACAAACAAACTCAAGACGCTATCGATGCGTTTATAGCTGAGAAGTTTCAAGGTAAAACACCGAAAGGTTTAAAAATCACCGCCTTCACTGACGGTGATGAGAAAGACTATGATGGTTATGAAGGTATGATGGCTTTAAAAGGGGGTAGTACTAAACGCCTTTTAGTTATCGACAAAGACAAAACACCTTTAACCGAAGAAGATAACAAAATCTACGCAGGTTGCTACGTCAATGCTATCTTGGAGTTCTGGTATAGCGATCACCCATTAGGTGGTAAACAGATTCTAGGTAACTTGCTCGGCGTCCAGTTTGCTAAAGACGGTGAGTCGTTTGGCGACAGCACTGGTGCAAGTCTCGATGATTTTGATGAACTCGATGACGAGTTCTAAGTAGTACCATGCTCTGCACCAAAATGGTGCAGAGCTATCAGTGAAACATCCTGTATACCCAATTCTAGGAATGTTCTTGCTACAGATACACTCAACCACAGGGTGTTTCACTGATAGTTAATGCGTAGGCTGATACGTAGCATGGAGCGTGGAGTAAACGACGTTCAAATCATTGCAATGTCATGTACTGAAAGTTTTGTCAGCAAGCCGGAGATCAGTGCCGGCAACTATCAATAAAAGCCGTTAGAAAAGGTGCATAAATACAAACAATTATGCTGGGCGTGAAGCGGCTTTTCTTGATAGTTCTAAGTAACAACTCTCTTATTAACTAAGCGATTTATCAATAGGCTTAGTGCTATCAATTCAACCTCTATGCTTTCCTCTATAAGCTTAGAGGTTTTTTAACATCTATTATAAGGATACTCCTTATGGCTATTATCATTGACACCGAATGCTACAAAAACTACTGGCTATTTGCCGCGCTCAATACACAAACTAATCGTGTACGCCAAGTAGAAATCTACGACAATGCTTCACTATCTGAAGACGACATCAAACTCATACGCGACACAATGAAGCGAGAAACAGTCAGCTTCAATGGTATCAAGTATGACCTACCTATGATTACCGCAGCGTTATCTGGCTATACTACTAAAGCATTGCATACGCTTAGCAATGAACTCATCTTATCTAAACTCCCAGCTTGGCACATCGTACGTCAGCATGATTTAACTGTTGCTGATTATAATCACATAGACTTAATTGAAATTGCTATAGGTCAAGGAAGTCTTAAAGTGTATGGTAGTAGGCTACATTGTAAAACCTTGCAAGATCTACCAATAGAACCTGATGAAATTATCTCACCTGCTCAACGTGAACAACTCAAAGTGTACTGCCGCAATGACTTGGAGTTAACACAACTGCTCTACACTACTCTGCTACCTCAAATTGATTTACGCAAATCAATGAGCAAACAATACGGTATCAATCTCAACTCCAAGTCTGATGCGCAGATTGCTGAAGCACTCATCAAGTCTGAGATGCAATCACTCTATAAGATACCTTTAGCGAAGTTTAAAGCAAAAAGCTATGATGCTCGGCACTCATTTAACTATCGTGATCCGAAAATTATTAAGTTCAAATCAGCTGAGCTAAACGCTGTATTTAAAAGACTGCTTACCGAGAAGTTCACTATTGCAGATAGCGGTACACTTGAATGCCCAACGTGGTTAGGTGAGCGTATCACTATAGGATCAACTGAGTATCAAATGGGGATAGGTGGTATTCACTCATGTGAAAAAGCGCAGTACATTACAAGCAATGATGAGTACGCACTGTCTGACTTTGATGTTGGATCATTCTATCCGAGCATCATTATGCAACAAGAACTCTATCCAGAAAACATTGGTAAATCATTCTTAGAATTATACAAATCAATTATCAATAGACGCATTGAAGCTAAACGCAGTGGAGATAAGATCACTGCTGACACACTTAAAATTTGTCTTAACGGAAGCTACGGTAAGTTTGGAAGTAAGTATAGTTTCCTATACTCACCTGAGCTGTTATTGCAGACTACGATTACAGGGCAACTATCTCTGCTCATGTTAGTTGAGACACTTGAAGACAATGGGATTAAAGTAGTTAGCGCTAACACAGATGGTATTGTTGTGTACTACAAACGTACTGAATTAGATAAAGTACACGAATTGCTCTGGGATTGGGAGCTTCAAACATCGTATCAACTTGAGCAAACAGATTATCAAGCAGTGGCATCTAGAGATGTGAACTCATACCTTGCCATTAAAACGGACGGTAGTTACAAAGGTAAAGGTATCTTTACTGGTGAGTCAATTGGTAAGAACCCCGATGGTCGCATTGTCTATGATGCAGTGACACAGCAAGTCATCAATGGTACACCAGTTGAGCAGACTATCTTCGAGTGTAAAGATATTACTAAGTACATTAGCTGTCGTCGTGTAACAGGGGGCGCAATCTTTGATGGTGACTACTTAGGTAAAGCCATTCGCTTCTATCACAGCAATGACCCTGCTTTGCAAGATAAACAATTAGAGTACAAGAAGAACGGAAACAAAGTTCCACTGTCACAAGCGTGTCGCCCTTGCATGGTACTGCCTGATACATTTCCTGTGGACGTGGATTTAAATTACTACATTACAAAAGCAAAAGAATTACTAGAGGATATTGGATATGTTAGAAAAACAAGTTGAGAAATACCTATGCGACAAAGTCAAAGAGATTGGTGGTCTATGTGAAAAGTTTACTTCACCAGGGAGACGAGCTGTACCTGATCGCGTCATCACGCTACCGGAAAATAATATTAGTTTTGTAGAACTCAAAGCACCAGGAAGAAAAGCAACCGCAGCTCAAGAAAGAGATCATGAAAAGCGTAGAGCGTTAGGAGCTAAAGTCTATGTACTCAACTCAATCAAGCAAGTAGACGACTGGATTGAAGACGTGACGAGGATTTACTAATGCTACATAAACATAATATGCACAAGTATCAGTTCCACACAGTTGACTTTATCAAAGAAAAGAAACGCGCCATGCTTCTACTGAGTATGGGTATGGGTAAGACGGTGTCTACGCTCACAGCAATCAGTGATTTAATAGATAGCTTTTGTGTAAACAAAGTTCTTGTCGTAGCACCTTTGCGTGTAGCCAATAGTGTATGGAAACAAGAAGCTGCTCTGTGGTCACATCTTAAAGGTTTACGCTTTCAAATCGTGACAGGTCCGCAACAAGCACGACTCAAAGCGTTGCAGTTTGATGCAGATGTGTACGTCATCAATAGAGAAAACATCGAGTGGATTGTCACGCACTACGGTAAGAACTTTCCTTTTGATATGGTGGTTATCGATGAATCCAGTAGTTTTAAAAACGCTGGAAGTAAACGATTCAAAGCGATTAAGAAGACACTACCATTCGTTAACTACATGCTCCTACTGACAGGTACACCTTCCCCAAATGGACTACTCGACTTATGGTCACAATGCTACCTAGTGGACTATGGCGCATCACTGGGTAAAACAATGACAGTCTTTAAGCATCGCTTCTTTGAGACAGATTATATGGGTTATAAATTCACACCTCGATCTGGTGCTCAAGAGCAGATCGAAAAGCTAATGAGCAACTACACACTGTCTATGCAAGCGGAGGATTATCTTGAACTGCCTGAGCGTATTTACTTGTACGAGACAGTATCTCTAAACAAATCTGTACTTAATGACTACAAAGAATTTGAGAAGAATCTATTTATTGAGATTGAAGGTAATGAGATTGAAGCACTGAGTGCAGGAGTACTTGCAAATAAACTTTTGCAGTACGCTAACGGATCACAGTACACAGATGAGTTTCATAACTATGTTGTGACGCATGATGAAAAGCTAGATGCCCTTGCTGAGCTAATTGATTTAAATGAAAGCGATAACATTCTTGTGGCTTATAACTATAAGGCTGATCTTGAACGTCTTCAGAAAAGGTTCGGCACTGGTATCCTTTTAGATAGCAAACAATCCACCATCGATATTTGGAATGCAAAAAAAATTAAATTATTGTTTGCCCACCCCCAATCATTTGGTCATGGCATAAACATTCAACATGGAGGATCAATCATTATTTGGTTCTCACTAGTGTGGTCGCTTGAATATTATCAGCAGTTTAATGCTCGACTTCATCGGCAAGGGCAGACGATGCCGGTTAGGATTATTCATTTAGTGGCAGAGAGTACCATCGATGAGCGTGTAGTTAACGTGTTGAAAGATAAAGACATTTCACAATCTAATCTTTTAAAAGCCCTGCGTTGATAAAATAAATGTCAAGCATAGCTTTACATAGTCATCATTATTATTTAAACTTTGCTCCGAGTTCAACAAAAACCTAAAAGGATACAACGATGGAAGTACAAATATATTTTGATATTTTAAGCACCGAATTATGCACCATAAGCGTTGTGGCTAAAGCAACATTAAGTGGTTCATATAGACCAGCAACATTTTACCATGAAACAGAAGATGATCGTGAGTGCTATGTTGACGACATTTTATTTTATGACGAAGATGGTGAAGAACTATCAGGTTCAGACAAGTTAAAAGAAATCGTTTATGAAAATGTTGATGATTGCGTCATGCAAATTTATAACGATGCACTAGCATACGATGATGAAAATGATATTTATATATCAGATTTTAAATCAGATCACAATTACGCAACATTAACTGGAGAAACAAAATGACCAAGAAACGTCTTAAAGTCAGTGCGTTTTTCAATGAAAAAGATTTCAAAGGTTTATGTGCTATGTTTGGTAAGGAGTATGACCCAGAAAAGTATATGCTTACTTATGACGATCCTATTGAACGAATAATAGCTTATAAAAAAGCTAAGGTTTGGGGTTGGTCGATTAAAGGTAAACCAACTGAACACATTACTTTATGGACTGAAGAAGAAGTAAAAGCTCGGTTTAAAAAAGCACACATACCTTATGACTCATATAATTTTACATACGAACACACAGACCCTGCTATAACAAAAGCAAAAAGAATTCTAAAAGGATACTAAAATGAACAACGTGATTGAATTTTTAACATGGTTAGACACCTCTAATGCGGCATACGTACTAATGTTATTTTTATTCTTAGTGTTAGCGGCTATGCAAAACGCAACGCAGGTCGAAAACACAAGACTTCGTAAGATATTGCGTAAAGCTGTGCTGGAGACAAAACGATGAGTAAAGAAGTTAAGTACATAAAAGCAATAAATGCTTCGCTAAAAGACTCAATGGGTGACCCTGCTGATATGGCTGAGTTGTCTATTGTACTTCATAAAGGTTTGGCATCACTATTTATGATGGTTAACGATGATGCGCAAGAAGAGTTACTTAAAAATGTAGAACCTGTCATCAGAGAGAATATAGGTTTTATAAAAGAAAGAATTGATAACAAGACTGCTATATTTGCAGCGTAATAGGAGAACACACATGAGCGCAACACTTGTACTTACATTATCTTTTTTAACTGTCGATATTAACATCGACAAACGCGGCAGAACAACATCTCACGAAACCGTAGCCTACACCACAACTACTATACCCTACGACAGCCTGATGGCTTGCAACAATGCTAAGGAAGAATGGAATCTTGCAATAGGGGCTTATCAGATGAGCAAAAGACCGACTCGAATTATTATGGCTGTCTGTAACGACAGCGCTATGGGGACAGTGCAATGATTAAAAAAGAAGCTGTAGGAGCTAAACCTTTTTACCGCCCAGGGGATATAGTTACTAGTAAATACGGAGATAAAGGCGTAATAGTAAAAGCAGACGTTATTGTGCATGGGATGGAGTATGACTGGAGGCATGAAGTCCCACCTAATGATGAAACGTGGCATCGACCTAAATACGCTATAGAGTGGTTTGCTGATTCTAAAGGCGGTACAGATTGTACTGAGTGTATATACGCATGGTGGGACGCTCACGAGTGGGCGGACGTAGAGCTTGGGCTAGTGCATAAAATACAAGGGGGTAAGAAATGAAAACCATGACGATTAAAGAATACTGTGAGTTGCATAAAATAGCAAAAACAACTTTGCTGTTTCATTTGGAGAAGCTAGGCTTCCCACCATGTGGGTCAGTGCAGGTAAGCAGAAGAAGACCAAGCTACGTGTGGAGCGTAGATAACTTAAACATAGCTAAAGACAGAATCAAACATCGGATGGTGGGATTATGAAAGACGAATATAAAGGTTGGGCAGTAGCAGGGTTATTATTAATAGCATTACTTATTGCACAAGTAACAAACTATGTGGATAACAAACACAAGCAAACAATCATCAAGACTAACATCGGTGAATTTATGTTACGAGACGGTAAGATGTATGGGGTATATGAGTTAACCCGCGATGTGCAAGGTAACATGGTGGCGAAATGACTAAAGAAGAATTATACAAGCGCCTTGAGATGGCGCAAAAGAACAAAAAAGATTTAAAGAAAGTTAAACTTAAAATACTCGCAGAGATACAGCAACTCAAGCTGATGCTCAGAGCGATGGAAGAACAGGAGATATTAGATGGTGATGAGTAAACAGGAATATAAAGAAGCTCTCATAAAACTACCAGACTTAACACAGGAAGACGTTAAGAGACTACATGATGAGTTTTGGACAGAGTACGAAAGATACAAAGAAGAGTTTAAAAAAGAGTATGAGGAGTTTAAAGATGGCTGAGATAACGTATTGGACTGTAATTGGAATTACTATGGTCTGCTTCATGATTGAATACACTAAAGGGGATGACGATGACCTTAGATGATTGGGTGGCACTTGTTGCTTATGTAGGGTTAATTGGCTTATCGATGAGGATTATATGGACAAAGTTAAAAAGGTAGAGGCAGTAACTCCTGTGACTAGCGCAGTGCACTGCAAGCATGACCATTGGCGCATCTATCAATCTCTAGGCTACCGTGAGTGTGATAAGTGTAAACAACAAAAACCTATTTTTAACGTAGTGAAG